ATGGAGAGAAGCCACTCAAGAGAGTGGCTTCTTTTTTTGCTTTGATGGAAGAACGGCTATCGTATAGTGCAGGCTATTCTTTTTGATTGGATAAGGTAAAGTGGTTCACATATCTCATTACGATCCGGTGAATTGAATTCAGCAGGGGAGTTGGAAGTACACTACAAACAGATCGGATATCCGAATCAAGAATTTCTGAGTTTATTCAACAGGATATTCTATGAAAATTCTCGTATTTTATGTTGACAAACAGTACTTCAATATGGTAATATTATTCTTGCGTTTGAGAGTTAGACGTGAACTCATTATCCGGAGAGATGGCCGAGCGGTTGAAGGCACCGGTCTTGAAAACCGGCGATGTGAAAGCATCCGTGGGTTCGAATCCCACTCTCTCCGCCAACTGAATTTTTCCATCGACCTGCGGAAGTACCCAAGAGGCCGAAGGGGCTCCCCTGCTAAGGGAGTAGGGCGTGTAAAAAGCGCCGCGGAGGTTCAAATCCTCTCTTCCGCGCCAAGAAAAGCAAGAGAAAACATTGCGTTTTCCCTTGCTTTTTCTCTTATCTCGCTTTGTTTTGTTATAAAAAGTTGCATTCTTACTTTTGGCAAGATGCCTTTACCCCTAAGTTTACCCCAATTAGATTTTTTCTCTAAAATAGAAATAGGATGTACATAGTTTTTTCATGTACACCCTATTTCCACTTATCTAAGCTATCGCCATCATGCATTAGGAATAGATAAGTTCTCGAATTTTTTTGCTGTTAAAGTCAATTGGAATCGGAACTCTTATAGCAGAAAGACTACCATTTTCAAATTTCTTTTTAAATGAATATATTGCTACGCCCGTTACCGAATCCGTTTCTATATTGTGATAGGTGGCAAAGTTGCTATCCTCTTCTACGTATGAGTGTCCTGTAAAGGGCAGCCGAGCATAAAGTATATCAAATTGCTTGTCATAAGCGAGGTTTAACATACTTAAGACTCCCTTCATCAATATTTCCAGATATATGCCTTGACAAAAACGCTGTAGAAACTTCTCCGGTCTCTTCATTATCATACATGGAGACTGCGACTTTAATGAATAGACTCGGATATTGAATACACCCTTTTTTGAAGTATACATCACTATCAGGAAATGAACTCCCGTATATTACATCAGGAGTTTCTATCGTTTGCTGAATTTCATTAGGCGTAAATTCTGGATGTGCCTGGTGTTGATCATCATTGCTAATGATATGGGTATAATACCGATTTTTTGAAAGACTCACAATCTTCCCACGAGGATCTTTCACGCAAAAGAGTTTATCATCAGTATCGTTCATAATGATTACTCCTGCGTTTCAGTTACAGAAACTACGGAATTCATATCCACAACTGTGCCAAAATTTTTCTCATAATCTGACACGGCGGCCATCAATTTTTTAGCTAAGTCCTTCGCCAGAGGAACGGAAAGAATAATGCGATGTTCAATCTGTGGAGTTGTGCCGATAATTTTACCATCTGGTCCTGGAGTTGGCTGCGTCAGTGCAAAATCAATCTTCAAATCGGTTAGACTTCCCATAATTGCAAATGCATCTGCGTATGTACAATTGTCCATAATAAGACCTCCTCATTTTTTGTTTAAATATGGTTCTTATACTGTTTTATTGTATCACATTTTGTCAATAGGATAATATGTACAAGCATGAGGTCATAGAAGTGTGAAATGCAATACAAGTTTGAAACTTATATATTAGTTCATTGTATACACAGGTCCAACAGGTCTAAGAATATTTTCTCTTTACATTATCATAGTATGATTGCGTCCTTGCTGCGGTGTCCTTCATCATCTGTTCGGACGTGTGAGCATAGACGTTCAACGTGAAGCTCGCAGTGGCGTGTCCCATGAAGTCCTGCACACTTTTGATGTCCGCACCGCTGGCAATCATCACTGTGGCCGCTGTGTGTCGCAGATCATGCACACGAGCATCCGGGCGTCCGATGCTTGCAGCGATTTTCTTAAAATATTTGTAGAAGGTATGAATGGCAAGATGCGCACCCATTTCATCGGTAAAGACAAGGTTGTCGCTGTTCTTCCAGAGCTTACCGCCTTTGAGCTTGTTTTGCGCCTGCCGACGCTTTTCATCCCGAAGATATTCAAAGCAGAGCGGGGGCGGCTCGATCGTGCGCGGCTTGCCGCTCTTGGTGGTGTCGGCAATGTAGTAAGCGCCGTTCTTTTTCTTCTCACGCTGTAGCTGCTGACTGACGGTGATACGCCCTTTTTCAAAGTCGACCTGTGACCACGGGAGACCGAGCAATTCTCCCTCACGCAGACCGGCAAGCAGACAGACGGCAAGCGCGTTTCGATAAGGACTGTCCTCGATTGCTTCAAGGAACTTCGGAATGTCCTCATCACGCAGCGGCGCTATTTCGCGCTGTACCACCTTCGGCTGCTCTGCGGCGTCACAGGGGTTACTTACAATGATCCCCTGTTTCAATGCAACAGAGAGCGCCTTATGCAGTACGGCAGCGCAGTTCTTGACGGTCTTTCCGCTCAGCCCCTTCTTGGTCATGGCGTTATAAACCTTCTGGACGTGTGCGCCGCGCAGAGCTTGCAGCTCGATAGCGCCGATCTGAGGCTTGATGTAATTCTTTATACAAGCCTGATAGTGGAGGTATGTTGTCGGTTTGATCTTATTGGCGGCAAAGGTATCGAGCCATTCGTCAAGCCATTGCGCGACTGTCGTTTTTTGCGGTGTCAGATATGTACCGCGGTCGATTTCACGGAGAATGGCCGTCATCTGCTTGCGCACGGCGGCTTGCGTCTCACCGTAGATGCTGCGGCGGATCGGCTTTCCTGTGCCTGGGTCATTGCCGACGGTCACACGGGCTTCCCATCGACCGTCAGGCCGCTGCCGGATGCTACCGGCACCCGACGCGGCGCGCGTATTTGCTTTTCTTGGCATTGATTTTTCCTCCTGCATTTGTTATGATTGGAGGGCAGTAGGCTTTCCGTTTGCTGCCCCTTATAACCGTCCTCGGTGCTGCAACACCGAGGGCGGTTTTTTACTTTTGGCTTGACTGTAGTTCTTCAATACGTTTTAGATATTTTTCAAACTCGTTTTTTCGTGCAGTGAGATAAGCATTTGTGTCTGCAATTTTTAAGTCATCTGAATAAAGATGGGCAAATTCCTCCACGGCCTTATTAAAAGATTTTTCAAAGCTGCTCATTGCCCGCCATCGGTGAAAATTCGTTTCATCCGTTACAATATCTGAGCCTAATTTTGATTGAAGAGAATTAACTTGAATTATATTTTTGACACTATTGCGCATCTGAACGGCCCAAAAAGTAACATAGCTTTCCTTTATTAAGAAATCTTCAAAGGCGAATATATCGCGCCGTTTTGACTGGCTGTGGTCAAATCGTAGCGACTCGATAGCATCTGAGGATAAACCAGTTGTCTTACAAGCAACTTGTATATCCTCATTTGCTGTTTTAGCGTCAGATCGACCAAGCAAATAGTCAGTCGATACACCATAAAAACTAGAAAGACAGTTTAAGTATTCGACATTCATTTTTAAGTTAGTGCCAAACTTAGAATGATTGACATCGCTTACTTCATAGTTCATTAGGCTGTCTCTACTGATTTCAACCCCGTATATTTCTTTTAGTTTCTCTTTTAACTTTTCATGGGACATTTTTTTCCCATTTAAAGGAGTTTCTTCTCTTAAGGCTTTTAGGCGCTTTCCCATCTTTACAGATTGTTCTTCCCTAGTCATATCAGGCCTCCTACAAGTACGAGCAAAATCAACTATTGCAGAAATAAGTCGATTAAATTTTACTTACATCGACTTGAAAAAATGAAGCGAATCGGTAGAATTAAATCATCATCAAGGCGATGATAGCAGATTTGATTCAGCAAGTCAAGTAGGAGGATAGCTAAATGGAAAATTTATCTTTGCGGCAGCGAGCAAAAAGCGCGGGAATCCCATTGTGGAAGATCGCGTCGTGTATTGGCATCAGCGAACCAACTATTACTCGTTGGCTGCGAGTTCCTCTTTCCTGTAGCAAGGAGAAGCTTATTCTTGAAGCTATCTCTAAGTTGGAGAAGGAGACGGAATGATGGAAATTTTGGCATATACGCCCACTACGCTAGCCGAGGCAATGCACGCCAGCCGTCCAACAGTCTATCGATGGATGAGAATCCCCGGATTTCCCGTCGTACGATTAGGCGGTTGTGTGCGGATTCCTGTGAAAGCATTTGAGCAGTGGCTCAATGAACAGTCAGGGGTGAAAATCGATAATGAGGGATAAAAAAGAAAACGCCCTCGCCGGTGTGGGAACACCGACAAGGGCGACGGGAAGCGGTTTGGCGACCACACTTTCCCATCAAAAGAATACCACAGCGACGCAAAAAAAGCTACTTATTTCTGACTTGCTACATGGGGGTAGCGAAAACGGTGTGACGCTCACAGAGCTTGTCCAGCTCACGGGAGAAGATGAGAGGTCGATTCGCCGACGCATTCAGCGGGAACGAAAGGCCGGGACGCTGATCCTGTCCGACAATCAGTCTGGCTACTTTCTTCCCACGACTGAGGACGAAGTCAAACGTTTCATTCGCTCCATGTCTCGTCGCGCTCGTGAAATCAGCGCTGTCGCCCGTGTTGCAGAGGATGTGCTCGCACGGATGATGGGTCAGGAATTTTTGGAGGGTTGGTAATGGCGAAACGGAGGATGTTTTCGCTCGATGTTGTTGACACGGATTCGTTTCTCGACCTTCCGGCAAGTTCACAAAGCCTTTATTTTCACCTCGGTATGAGAGCAGACGATGACGGTTTTGTTTCATCACCAAAACGGATTACGGCAATGGTCGGCGCTGCTGGAGACGATTTGAAACTGCTGATTGCTAAGGGCTTTGTTATCCCGTTTGAATCCGGTGTGTGCGTAATTCGAGACTGGCGAGTGAACAATTATATCCAGCGTGATCGCTACACACCATCCATTTACACCGAAGAAAAGCAGCGCCTATCTATCGCTGAAAATGGACGGTATAGTCATGTGGATACGCAATGTATACAAGATGTATCCAAATCGGATACACAGGTAAGGATAGATAAGGAAAGAGAAGAGATAGATAATAAGGCGGCTACGCCGCCACGCGCTCGCTTTATTCCTCCTACTCTTGAGGAAGTACAGGCTTACTGTATCGAACGGGAAAACAGCGTAGACGCAGCATACTTCCTTGATTACTACGCTGCAAACGGCTGGGTGCAAGGGAAAGGAAAGCCTATCAAGGATTGGAAGGCTTGCGTCAGGACTTGGGAGCGTCAAGGCTACGGCGGAGAACAATCTTCCGCAGTTCCCAAGCCCAGGCAGTACGACGAGGCTACGGACACATGGAGGTGAGAGCGTGAATTCTATTCTGAACGAGTACGGCGTACTCGGTTCGCTGCTGATTGACCCGTCGTTGTTTCCGGAGGCGGCAGAGCTTCCCGACGATATGTTTTCTTCCGTGCCGCTGCAAGAGATTTTCCGGGCGATGCGTCATCAGTACGAGGAAAGCGGCAGCTTTGATGCGCTGACCGTCAGAGTGGAAGCGGGACGCAATTGCACCGATGTGACGGACAAGCTGATTGCTGGATTGATGGACACAACGCCAACCACGGCGAACCTCGATGTTTACTTAGCAGCGGTCAAGGAAGCTGCGCTTGCACGTTCCTTGCGAAAGATCGGCGAAGAACTGATGACCGCCGAGCATGACCCTACAGACGCGCTTGGACGCGCACAGGAGGCTTTGCAGCGGCTTGCCGAGGAAAACACACGCGGCGATTCGCAAACGCTTACGGCGGTGCTGATGCAGCTCGGATACCGCGTTTCTGAGCAGGTCGGAGGCAGAGTGCCTTGTGTGGCCTCGGGCCTTCTGAGATTCGATAAACTGCTCGGCGGTGGCTTCATTAACGGCGGGTTACACGTCATCGGTGCAAGACCGGCGGTCGGAAAATCAGCGCTCGCCTTGCAAATCGCGCTCAATGCAGCAAGAAACGGAGTCAAGGTATTATACTTGTCACTTGAAATGAGCGCAGAGGACTGTTCCGCTCGCCTTGTCGGCAACATCGGCGGCCTGTCATCGGCGCGGCTCATGTTCGGCGGCAGGCTTACGGACAACGAGTACACGCGCTTTGCCGAGGGGACGACAGCGCTCTCCGCGTTGCCGCTTGTATTCAACAAGCGCACGGGTATGAACGTTCGGCAGGTGGAGGCGCTGGCCTATCGCGAGAAGCCGGGCCTGCTGATCCTCGACCACCTCGGGCTGCTTGAACCGCCGGAAGCTCGGCTTTCGCTTTACGAGGCGACCACAAGGAACAGCAGGGCCTTGAAGCTGCTTGCACTGAGGCTGAACATCCCTGTGCTGTGTTTGTGCCAGCTCAACCGCGCAGCGGCCTCTGACCGTTCTGGTAGCTTTCGGGCTACGATGGCAAATTTACGCGAGAGCGGCGCTATCGAGCAGGACGCGGATACGGTGACGCTGCTGCACAATCCGCCGTGTGAGACAGGTGAGCGCATGGAATCGCCATCTTTGTTGGAGTTGTGGCTCGATAAAAACCGACGCGGCGCAACCGGGCATGTCGACGCGACTTTCTACAAAGTTACGGGGAGGGTTACAGCATGAACATTGAAATCGCTACTCATATTTTAACAGCAACCAAGCCCACGCGCTGTGAGCGTGACCGCTACCTTCAGCGTGATGAACTGCAACACCTGCTTATCCCGCACCTGCCCGTCGATGACCGTGATAAATTCGAACGGGCGCTAAACAATCATTTCAGACTTTAATACTGAGAAAGGACAAGAACCATGAACGAAGACAAGATCATCCAGATCATCCCTGCCCCTGCAAATATGCTTTACGCATTCGAGGACGGCAAGACGTACCCTGTCGCCTGCCTCGCGCTCGTCGAGCTGAGTAACGGCGACCGTGAAGTCCACGCGATGGCCACGATCAACAGCGGCCCCATCGAGGATGTGAGCGATAGCGGCGCGGTTCTCATACACGTATGAAAAAAGCCCTCCCCAAATCGGGGAGGACCGCTCTTGTGGTGAATTCGAATTGTCGATTCTGATTTTACCACAGGAGGAGCAGATATGCAAGCAAAACCACTTGCCACACAAGGCGAGCGAACAAGCGAAATTGCAGCAGCGGTGCAGGCGGGCGAGGCGGACATTCTGAGACTTTGGGCGGCGGTTGAACGCTTTGCGTGGCAGCAGACCTTGAGGTGGGTGCGGGCAATGGAAGGCCGTGCGGGTGTCGAGGAAAGCGATCTTCTGCAAGTGGCGTTTATCTCCCTCATGGACACGCTGCCAACATGGGATGTGAACAAGGGTGAATTTCTCACGCTGTACGGCATTAAGCTCAAGGCGGAGCTCACAGAAGCCTGCGGGCAGCGAACACAGCGGACGCGATGTGACCCCATCAACACTGTTTGCCGGTCGATGGACGAGCCGATAGGCGACGAGGACAGCGACCTGACGCTTGGTGACACGATCTCAGATGAAGCAGCAGAAGAGGCCTTTGAGGACGTCGAACAACGGGATTTTCAACAGGCCGTACAAGCGGCGCTTGCACAACTGACGGATGCACAGCGCGAGGCGATCATCGGTGAATTCTGGTTCGGACGAAAGCCAGACCCAAAGTTGAGGCGGGAAGCGCTGCGAGCCTTGCGGCATCCGCGCATTCGAAAGCCGTTAGTGGAATTTTACCGTTGAAAGAACGATGCAACGTCAGAAAAAACAAAGCCGGAAAGGGGGCTTTTCAAACTTTGTCAAAGAAAATCAGAGATGAGACCATTATTGAAGCGCTGCTGATCTCCGCGACGGTGCGGAGCGCGGCGGCAAAGCTCGAGATCAACGAGCAGACGATCTATCGCCGAAAACGCGACCCTGAGTTTATGCAGAAGTATAACGAGGCACGGCGCGAGCGAACCGAAGCAGCGCGGAATGTGCTGCAGGAGCGGGCGCACGCCGCGGCGGATACGCTGGCAACGATCATGCAGGATGCAGACGCGCCCGCACAGACCCGCGTGAGTGCCGCGGCAGAGATTTTACGGCAGACGGTGAAATACACGGAGATCACAGACATCATGCAGCAGCTTGACGAGCTTGAAGCATGGCGAAGGGAGCAGGAACAGCGATGAAGAAAAATTTTGATATCCGCCTTGCGGCGTTGCGGGAATACCTCAGGTCGCTGTCAGCCGATGAGACGGTCTTCATCGTCGAGGGCGGCGGTGAGTTCCGCACGGCAGAAGATGCGTTTACGTATTTGCGTAAGTATGGCGCGGTGACGCCGGACGGCAAACGCATTGTGCTGTATCCCCATCCTGTCGAGGGCGTTGACCCGTTAAGCCTGTCGCTCTATCAGATGATTGATGAAGCAATCGAGCAAGGTAAGTTGGAACTGCCGGAATTGGAGAGTGACGAGATTGGAGGTAAAGCCCTTGAATAACGGAATTAAAGCCCGCCTTGCCTCTTTACAGGCGATTGCAGCGCAGGAGAAAACCGGCGCAGCACTCATGACCTTGCTTGAAAATGGCGCGTGGGCGGCTTGCAGAGCGCCGCAAAGCCCTGCAAAGGTATTTCAGACGCAGGAGGCGGCACGAGATTATTTATCAGGCTGCGAATGCATTATCATTATCGACCTTTAAGAAAAACAGCGCAATAGCACATAAAAAAGAAAGGAAATTTATTATGGACTTTAAGGCCAACATTGAAACCCGCGAGAGCGTAGAAGCAAAGGCAAAGGCCGCTTTCGGCTTTGATTTGAGTAGCGCCCTTGACCTTGTAAAGCGCGGCGACTATGACAGCGACGAGGCGTATTTGGACGCTTGCACCCGCGCCGAGTTGGAGCGTAGCAGCCCTGAATACAGAGCCGCCAGAAGCCGCCTAAAAGTCGAATACCAGGCACGGCGAGAGGAACAGGAGCGCAAGGCACAGAGCGAAAACTATAAAGCAATCCGCAGCAGCGTGAGCCTTGACAGCGTAGACAAGCACAATATCGACGAAGAAGCCGCCGCACTTGCCCGCCGTGATCTTTCCGCAAATCGTATTGCCGCGTCCGATCTGGGCGCGACC